TTTGTTGGTGTAGCAGGAATTGTTGATGTAGGTGTTGGTGTGAGACAAGTTGTGGAACATAGTGCTCCTTGTGTGATTGGTCCATTACCAGTCACAGTTCCCTCTCTCGCACCAGTACAAGTGATATTATAAGTTTCCCCAATATTCACAAATGTGTCATTTAATATTCCATCACAATCCAACCATGTTAGAAGTCCACTTGATGTAGCAGGACCGAAACTATACTCATAACAGAAAATACAAGGAGAAGTAGTCGGAGTAGGAGTTGGTGTTGCGGGGATAGTTCCTGTCGGAGTATTCGATGGTGTATTTGTTGGGGTAGCAGTAGGAGAAACAAAATTACAATCTGTACAAGAACTGAAAGCTGATAGGTATCCATAGGTCATTATTTGTGCGTAGCTCGGTGTGATAGCTGACAAACATATTTGTTCTATACCATTGGTTATTTTAACAACAACATCAGGAAGTGGTGATGTGTTAGCACTAAAAGCATAACCTACAGCACCATCACAACTCTGTCCTGAATAATAATAAGTTAAAGGTACATTTGGTGGTTGTTGAATAATATCTGATTCTGTTCTACCAGTACAATCACAATTATCATAAATTCCAATAAGGTTTGTGGTATAGGCTGAATTTAGATAGTAATGTGAATAGGTATATGTCTCATCAAATGTTCCAACTGTCACCCCATAACAACCAAGATAATCAAGGGAATCAGAAAATAGTTTCACATAGTTATTGGCATATACATAAAGGTGGAACATCAAATCTGAATTGGAATGTAATACTGCTCCACCGGCACAAGGTGTCAAATCATAATATAAAATTCTATGTTCGTCATAGTCTCTTGTCAGTTTAACGAGCTCAAGCTCACAAATGGTTGGTTCAAGTAAATTGAAATTTGTAATCTTATTAATCCTAAAATATTGATTTCCAATTAATACTTTTTCATTCCATCTGAGAGCTTTGATATCTTGAGGATATAGATAGGCTGAGCATGAATATATTTTGTTATCTGAAGATACAACATCTTCGATATAGTCCTGATAATAAACTGAATAAAGGTCATCAGCAGAGAATACAAATTCTGCTGGTTTGATATTTGGTTGGTCAAGTCCTCTGTAGTTGAGGTAATGTGAGAAGTTGTTGTAGTTAAAAGGATATGTGGTAAATCTATTAAGGTTTGTAAATCTGTCAAACTCGTTTTCATTCATATACCAGTATTGGTATTGCTCTGGCAGCACAAGGTCATCACAGGTACTTCCACTACTTGTGATAGAAAATACGGCTAGATTTGAATATGGTATACCTGCAGCCACAGTTGAAGCATCAGCACAAATAGGGATAACATAAGTTCCTGTATTTACAAACTGATAGTTGGTAATATTTCCACAAGAGACATATCTGATGAAACCATCATCTGTAACATTAAGAGTGATACCTGATGTACAAAATATTGAACCTGATGTTATTCCTGAGCCTCCGATAAAACCCCACGAATCATTTGGTAATGTTGGTCCCCTAAATATTATTCTTGGTAATATCTTGAACGATTGAAACTGCTGCGTGACGATACCATTTTTATCTTGTTGATTAACCTTTGACATTGATTCAACAGTGAGAATTGGAACATAGGCATTATCGATTGTCAGGTCTATTGGAGACCCAAACATATAATCAAACTTTGTTGTCTGGTCTTTGTAATCTTGACCCAATAAGAATTTGTTTGTTCCAAATGTTCTGTTTGCGGCTTTATTAAAATCATCGTTTGCGAAATCTTTATCCAACTTAAAATCGTATTCAAGAGTTCCATTGATTAAGATGTTGGAAGGATATAGAGTTTGTGGTTTTGAGTAATCCACTTTTGTAGTCCAATCTAAGACATCACCTTTTCCAACATAATCTACAATAGGTTCAATTATCAAACTCTTTGGATTGTCAGGATTTGGAACTACAACAAAATTAAAATACTTGTTTATCGATGTTATAAAATCAATCTGTTTATAATCGTTATCAGGAAACTCCAATGAGTAGTCAATATTGCTTCCCTCAATCATAAATGATGGGGGGTTGATTATCTCAAACTTGAAGTTTTTAAGGAAGGCATCTTTGGTTTGATAGATATATGAGAATATTGAAGCACCAGTGACCGTATATATTTGGTCAAAACTTACTGTATACAAGTTTACATCACAATAGGACTGATTATAAATCGTGGTGATACTTGTACCATCATAAAATTTGAGTTGAACCTGAGGTCTGAAAATACCCAAGAAATCACATGTGGCTGCTGGCTGAACTTCAAAGGTTAACTTAATCTGATATTGACCTGTATATGCTGAAGGTATAAGGAAGCTTTGTGTGTCAGATGAAAAACCAAGACTATTACAAGTTTGTCCTGTTGAAGGATTTGTATATCCTGAAGTGCTACCGATACCTCCCACGAAAGGTGTTAGACCAGTATAAGTGAAACAAGCAGGGATTGCGTTTCTAGCATAAATGGATTCAGAGGTGAACTTGAGAGGGAGATAATATTTCTTAAAATAATCTGTATTGAAAAATGATGAATTAATTTCATATCCGGCTTGGTTAACAATTCTCTCATATAAATCTTTTACTTGTATTGCTGGCTTAAAATACCAGTCTCTAACTGGTGTTCCTGAGAAATCAAAGTTAGGTGAAGTGGGAACATAAGCTACAGCACTTGTTCCATAACTTACCGGTGTGAACTTTATGAGTGGCGTATTGGATGAAACAAGAGCGTTGTTTGCGTCATACTCATAACCAATATTGAATAATCCCCATAATGTCTTTCCATTCTGATACGAATAGTTTGTATTACCCGTGATTGGAAATAATGTGGGGTCGAGATTTGACTGCGGGATAACCTGCTGAGAATATGGGTGATTGAGGTCTGATAAATCCAAATCAAATAAAAATTGGTCTCCGATGTTTGACATCAAATCACCAATTTGATTATAAAAAGTGACATTATAAACTATTTCACCATCAGCAACGGATACTGAATTAAGTCTTAGATTACCGTTTAGAATTTCATATCCATCCCATAACAACTCCGTTTCATATTTGTTATTGGGATTAAAATCTGTTGGAACAGAATTAAGGTCATAGAAATAATTAAATACCTGATTGTTTATCTTTGAACCAGGCAAAGAAAATGATTTGGAATAAGCTGAGTTTTTCTTTGTGATGTCTTGAAGCTCTGCGAACGACAAGTTTACCAACACCGGTTCGTTCTGATAGGTATCAAGAAAAAAAGTTTGTCCTGAAACTGTGGTACGGATTCTTAACATTAGAACGGAATATAGTATGGTCTATAAGGTGTTAATTCCATTTGAATGGTATATTGGAATATTCTTTGATATTTGGAGATATATTCCTGAACTTCTTTATTAAGAACTTGTACCGGTAAAAGATAAGGATAGATTAAATCTTGATTGGAAGATGGAAGCCAGTTGTCTTCAATAATATAAACATAAGGGGACATCAATAATTCCTCAATAATTTGAACATCATTTTGTGCTACGAAATTGGAATCTACTGTCACGATTTCTGTGGCATCACCATAGAAATTCTTAATCCCCGAATCATAGGATTGTCTGTTCCAATATACAGTATTCAAACTCTTCTGTGAGTTATATGATTTTTTATTTACCTCGAACTTCTTTGTATACTTCTTTGTGAATGTATATGTATCCCATATCCCTTGTCTATTTATAAAGAGAAATGAAACAGGGTCATTGAGACACTCTTCCCCAACCATTTTATATTGTACGATTTCCGATGACCCGTATATGTCATAGTCATAACCATAAACATCATTGGTGAGATATATCGCAACATCGGAATCTGTTCTCACCGTTGGGTTGGGTTTAAATATTCCATAAGCAATTCTTTGTTGGAGATATGAATATGGTGCGGCAGTTTGAGCGTTTATTCTTGGGGTAAATGATATTGGTTGAGCTTGTATCGCATCATAATTGTATTGTCCGTTGTTCGAAGTTTTTTGTAGATACAATATTGCTTCAACACTTGTGGTATTGTTAAAAAGTGGATTACCACCATACATAAACCCTACAATGATTGGACACTTATAATAGTGCGTTCTATACCTTGTCTGATAAACATTTGAACCAAGTATGGTCATAGGTATTGTCTCATTACCAAATGTTGACATGAAATTACCTTGAGTTGTACCAGTATTCATTTGATATGCCAGCACTGATGTATCCAAATAGTTATATTTTCCTGTCAGATTGTTTCCTGAATAATAGTATTTCTCGGACATTTGTTTATTGTCCTGAACACCTGGATAAATCATCACACCATAAGGCTGCGTCTCTGCACTCAATGGAGATATTGTCCCACCAGTATAAGCTGTGTATGCTGAAAATGTTGATGGAACAATCGTTGTTGTTGTTCCCCCACTTGTATATTGTACTCCGAATAATATTCTATATTCGTTAATTTGATATATGTTTTGAAAACCTTCATAACCACCATTAAATCCATTTGAATATGAGATGGTTGATGTTCTATCATTAACGATTGTTGCTTGGTTGGTATCAAGTTCTATCGATGTTGTCTGTGAGTCTGCTACTCTAACAAGATAGGCATCTGTTGTTGCTGATGAACCTGATATAATCATACCCAAGTTTCTTGGGTTGGCATCAACTATGTTATAGATAATTGTTTCAACATTGAATATACAATGACCAAAACTATTTGGTGGGATAAGAAGTCTCGCTATCTTTCCATAATCCTGTGTTGAACCAGAATCATTTAAATATGGGTTTTTATAAACATCTGCAACAAGTTTAATATCTGTATAAGCTGAATAACTATTGAGAGCCACATTCCAAGTGTGGTCAGCGTGACTTGGACAAACTTCAAGTGGTTGTTGATATATGGTTAAATTGAAACTCATGTCGTTGGAATTTGATTTCTTAAAATGTTATCCAATAATATATTCACATCTTCAGCCATCGCTTGATAAAGTTGTTCAAGTTCTGCGTTTAGGTTATCAGGTGGGTTATCCAATTTATCAGCAAAGTTGTCAAGACCTCTGTCATATAGGATTGAACCGTTCCCGTACGGTCTTATCCCATATCTAAATATATTTTGTTGGATGGCAAATGCGAGTGAGAGGGTCTTCTTTTCTTCACTCAGTTTTAGTCCTTTCTTTTTTACCCATGCTCTTAACAGGTCTAATGGTAAAGGTTTTTTATTCTTATTCTTTCTCGATTTATTTATTGCGTATGCAATTGAGTTAGTCCCGAAATCATCTCCTACTGTAATACCTCTTATCTTTATCCATTGGATAAGTGCTGATGTGGGAACTCTTTTGACACCCGGTAATCTACCAGCGTTTACATAATCGTAGTAATCGAGATATTCTAATAGTATTTGTGGTATACCATCAGGACCTATCTCAACAAGAGCTTGAATTGAATTATATAGATTACCAGTAGCATACTTGTCTCCTGTTCCTTTTTGGTCAGGATTTCCATAGGGATAAATCTTTTCTATCAACGCTTGTTTCATCATCACTTGAAACATCGTTGCCACTTCCTGCATCGCCTCTATGGTGTATTGCCAAGCCATTATTTTATTACATTAAGAGAAAATCCAACACTTTGACCTGCAGTAGTAGTGTTAATCTTCGATATAATATCCGCAGGAGTAAAACTCGGTAAGGGGTCTCCCGTCAACCAAACGCTAGATGTAAATGTCGTACTAGTTATTTTCTGACCGGCGAAATGACCAGTATTAGCATTATTTCTAACAAGTCCGAAAGTTTGTGCTATCGACTGATTATTTGATGAAAAAACAGGGCTTTTATATCTCACTGTTGGTGAAACTCCCCCATTTCTATAAGTTAGAATATAACAGAAATATCCTCCTCCATATCCACTGAAAGAAAGAGTAGAAGGGGTAGCAACAGATTGTAATCCCGTTGAAGAAACGGGTAAACTAATTCCACTCATTATTAAGTCCTTCGGATAAAATCCGTATTGGTCAACATATTGTAAATCATAGAAATAAAGATTTACTACATCGGAAGTTGAGGTTATAGTATCGATATTGACTGTGACTGCTGAATAATCGTGTACTCCCGTATCGTAGAAATACCACATTACCATATTCGATTGTGAATTGGCGCCTGGATTAAATGAACCGGTAGAACCTGCACCATTACCCATAAAGTCGGGTTTTATATTTGCGATGTAAGAGGTAATTAAATTCGGAGCAGTTAGTAAATTCGTAGCAATCCTCGTTCCCGTATTATTTCCCAATCCGTCTTCTACGGCTTGAAGGGATGAAGTAATACCCGTAGTGCTATCGGATAGTTTAAGTAATCCATCGTAGGTATTATTGATTTGTTGTCCTGTTAAAGTTCCAAAAAACATATTAATTAATTTTGTATAATTTTATATCGAATTCCAATTCGAAGATGTATTATTCCAATCGGATGATGTGTTATTCCATAAAGCCCCTCCTGTTTGTGTAGTTGGTGTAATTGTTGGTGTTAATGTTTGTGTAGGCGTATTTGTGGGTGTTTCTGTTTGAGTGGGAGTTTGAGTGTGAGTCGGTGTTTGTGTTTGTGTAGGAGTTGTAGACGGTGTTTCAGTATTTGTTGGAGTTGGTGTGTTAGTAGGTGTTTCTGTATTTGTTGGTGTATTCGTAGGAGTGCTTGTATTTGTTGGTGTTTGGGTATTGGTCGGTGTTTGAGTATTTGTTGGTGTAAGAGTTGGTGTTGGTGTGAGGAATGGTCCAAAGGCAGCATCACATCTATCAAGAGGTGTCATTACCTTAATATTCAATATTCCATTCCAACCCCCAAGATAGTCATCAAACTTCTCAAGTATCGGATTACACAAAACGGTGTCATCAAGATAATATTTCTCGTTAAAGTTCCCAAGTGAATCTGTGACGGATAATCTAAATTGAGAAATAACATCATCAAGGATTTGGTTTGTATCAGATAATACATCAACTTGATTTGATAGGTCATCTTCAAGTATATCAACAATCATCACATTCATCTGATAGTTTGTATATGATGAACCGTCGTCTGTTATTACCTGCTGTGCTGATGCTGGTATAACATACATCATCGGATAGATTGGAGATTCAAATGTTGTATTATCTTTTTTATCTCTCATCTGAACCCAATAGATAAAGTCATCCATCGAACCAAAAGACCAAGAATTGATTTGTTTGTGATAGAAGGCCAATAGTTCCATATCATCAACAATGGTCTTGAGGTTAATCCAATCGTGTTGTATTGATGTTCCTGTAAATGTATTGAAGGCAGCTGCGCATCTGTCAAGAGGGGTCATTGTCTTAATCCTCATATTAGCGTTCCAACCATTTGTTTGGTCCTGATATTTCTCTATAAAAGGAATACAATTCACCGTTTCATCCAACCAGTATTTCTTATTGTAATCCCCTTGTTGAGCTGTGACGGATAATCTAAACTGGCTCATCAAATCTTGTAATGTTTGTAAAGTATCAGATAGTGTATCTTCTTGATTGAATAATGAACTTTCAGCAATATCCATTACAATATGATTGAACTCCCATGTTTTAAATCTTAAGTTGTTTTCAACAGGACCAGGAACAACAAAGTATAACGGGAATATCGGAGACTCGAAGGTTGTATTTGGAGACTTATCTCTATTTGTAATTAACCAAGCGATTTGGTCTGTATCCCCAAGTCCAAATGAATTAATGAACTTGTGGTTATATGCCAACTGGTCAAAGTCATCAGCGAAAGTCTTAAAATTAATTGTTTGGTCAGGTAATACAAATGAAGGTGTTGGCGTATTTGATGGTGTTATTGATGGTGTGAGACTTATTGTTGGAGTGACAGTTGAAGTATTTGTTGGTGTTGGAGTGACAGTTGAAGTATTTGTTGGTGTTGGAGTGACAGTTGAAGTATTTGTTGGTGTTGGAGTGACAGTTGAAGTA